GACTGTGAAAGTTTAGACCTTGAATGGTTAGATCAGGCGAGTCTTGCTATAAAGTATGGAAAGCACTGGGCTGAATGCAAAGAGAAATTCACCCAGGCTGAAGAAAAGATTAAACTTGTCCGCTCTGAATTAATGAGGGATGTCAATACAGATCCTGATGAATGTTTAGGAGCAGGAGTGAAACCAACTGGGCCAAATATTGAATCCTATTACAGAAACCATAAAGATCATATTGCTGCTAAAGATGATTGGGTCAAATTGGGATTTGAAATGAACGTGGCAGAAATTGCCTATAAAGAAATTAGCTATACCAGGAAAGCCGCATTGGAAAACCTTGTAAAGCTCCACGGTCAGCAATACTTTGCCGGACCATCCATTCCCAGGGACATCAATGAGGAACGGGAAATGAAACAGAAAAAAGTAAATACAGGAATCGGATCGAAAATGAAACGAACTAATAAATAAAAATTAGAAAAATGGCTAAAAAGAAGACAAGTGCATTCCGTGGTAAAGTAAATCGCAATGCAGAAAAGCAAGAAACCAAAGCATCCAGCTATGGATACTTGAATCTACCCAAAGGGGTAAAAATGTTCAAACCTGATGGAGGTAAAACTTATCTCTTTGATATCCTTCCTTATATTGTGACTGATGAACATCACATGGATAGAGATGATGAAGATCAGATTGCCGTAGTTGATGGTCAGTGGTACCGGAAACCATTTCAAACTCACAAGAGTGTGGGCCCGGAAGAAGAAACTATCATTTGTCCAGGAACATTTGGCCTCCCTTGTCCTATCTGCAAGTATGCAAAGCAGATGCAAAAGGATGGGGCTGAGTGGGAAGACATTCTACCATTTAAAGCAAAGGATCGCTCCTTATATATTGTTCTCCCAATTGATGCAAAGGAATTTGAAGAAGAATACCATATTTTTGATATGTCCTTTCACTTATTCCAAAAGCAGTTGAATGAGGAATTGTTGACTGATGAGGAAAATGAAATCTTCCCGGATCTGGAAGAAGGGAAATCATTGAAAGTGAGATTCAGTGAGGAGAAGTTTGGTAAAAACACTTTCCCTAAAACATCCCGTATTGATTTTAAAGAAAGGGATTCTACATATGAAGAAGATGTTCTGGAGGAAGTTCCAAATTTGGATGATTTATTGACAGTTCTCTCTTATGATCAAATTGAGACCATGTTTGTCAGTATGGAGGAAGCTGATGCTTCTGACGAGGTCGTGGAGGATGTTGAGGATGATGATGAGCCAGAACAGGACTCAAAATCTCGCAGAAAGCCAAAGACAACCAAAAAGGCTGAGAAAGAAGATGAGGATGAGCCAGAAGAAAAGTCTACCCGGAAATCCAGAACATCCAAAAAAGAAGAAGAGAAAGAGGATGAGCCCGAGGATGAGGATGAACCGGACAAAGAACTGGATGAAAAGAAAACTCGTAAACCAAAGGGCAAGCCCACCTCAAAGAAAAAAGCTGATGATGATGAGGAATGTCCAGAAGGTTTCACATTTGGGAAAGATGCAGATGATCACAAAGAATGTGACTCCTGTGAACTCTGGGACAAATGTAGTGCCTTGAAATACAATTAAAGATGAGCAATACTAAAAAAGCACCTTCTTTCTTCACTGGGTTTTATGTATCCTGGGAAATGGACATTATGCTTCGGGGTTATGCCCTGATGCATAATCTCCCTGTCTCTCATGTGCTTCGCAGTATCACCCACAAATGGGTAACTGATGAATCTATGACCCAGGAAACCATCATAAAAGGACTGGCCCACAAAATGTGTTTGGATTGGGATGTACTCCAATTTGATAAATCCCAAAATGTTTCCAAAGATTCTTTCAAAGAAACTTGGTCTTTCAAATTAGCAAACCTTCCTCCAAATGTTATTAACGCTGTAATTAAATCATTCACAGATGAAACGGACAAGCAAAGTACCACTGAGTGTGCAAGTGAAGAGGAAAGTAAATAGTCCTTTAAAGAAAAAGAAAGAGACTGCTGGAGATGATACTATTATGGTATCTACTGGTTCAACTCTTTTAGATCTTGCTATTAGTGGAGGAAGAAAAAGAGGAGGAGGAATTCCAGGAGGAATCCTTGTTGAAATCTTTGGACCAAGTGGTAGTGGCAAAACTGTCCTACTTTGTGAGATCGCAGGAGCTATTCAGCGACAAGGTGGTGATATAATGTTTCATGACCCAGAGGCAAGATTGGATAAACAGTTTGCTCAAATGTTTGATCTTAATACTGATGATATCGAATATACTACACCAGATACTATTCCAGAAGTTTTCAGTGGAGTAAGGAAATGGGAGCCTCGTTCAGAAGATAATATTAATGGTATTATGGCAGACTCCCTTGCTGCACTTTCTACTGATATGGAAATGGATAATGATGATGGTGATAAAATGGGAATGAGGAGGGCAAAGGAATTTAGTGAGCAGTTACGCAAAACGGCACGGATCCTGGTTCAAAAAAATCTATTAATGGTCTGTAGTAATCAGGTCAGACAGAATATGGATGCTGGACCATACGGACAAAAATATACAGCCCCAGGTGGAACTGCTATTGGATTCTACGCTTCTCTTCGTCTCCGTACCTCTAATCCAAAGAAAGTTAATCAAGTTGAGAAGATAGCTGGGAAGGAAGTAAAAAGAGCTATTGGGATAGAAATTACTATTGAAGTATCAAAGTCATCTATTTGGAAACCTCTTCATACGGCTCCTGTTACAATTCTCTTTGATTATGGAATTGATGACGTACGGGAAAACCTTGTATTTTTAAAGAGATATACCAAAGCGAGTATCTATACCCTTGGAGGTGAGAAACTCGCTGTATCACTCTCTAAAGCCGTTGAAATGGTCGAAGAGGACAACTTGGAAGGATCTCTCAGGGAAGAAGTCATTAACCTCTGGGAAGAGATAGAAGAAAAGTTTGAAACCGAACGTAAACCAAAGAAAAGATGATACCAAAAGCAGTAGTAGACTTTGCAAAAGAGCAAGGAAAAGGGTTAGATCGTGTGATTAAGGTAGCTAACGAATGCAATATTACTTCAGAGGAATTCTTTAGCATCTTGGATACTGGATTATTGAATGAATATGTTAGATGGCTTGAAGAACAATATGAATTAATGAAACCAATTATGACTGCTTTTAATGGTTTGAAAGAAATCAATAATTCACTGAACTCATTTATAGAAAATGGAACGCACTAAGAAACCAGACAGACAAGATAAAGAATTAATCGTTCTGACAATGGATCCAAGTCTGACCGGCTGGGGATATGTGGTGCTGAATTCCAGGAAAGAGATTCTATGTGTTGGTTGTATTAAGACAGAACCCCAGCACAAGAAACGGAAAATCCGGGCCAGTGATGATCGAGTCCGCCGAATTAGGGAAATCAATAATGAACTGCTTTCTGTCATTGATTCTTATAAAGTTAATTTTATTGTATCTGAACTACCTCATGGAAGTCAAACCGCCAGTGCTGCAGTAATGGTAGGAATGGTTCCAGGAATAGGACAAACCATAGCGGATTGTTTGCATATCCCGATGGAATGGTTTTCTGAAAATGATGCTAAACAAGCTCTCCTTCATAAAAACTCAGCCACTAAGGATGAAGTATTGGGTAGGATTCATAAGCACTACAAAGTACCCTGGACTGGAGTGAAATATAAAGATGAGGCCATTGCCGATTCCTTGGCTGTTCATTATGCTGCTAGTAAACAATCAACTACTTTAATGTTTTTAAGTCATGGATAATAACGGAAAGAAACCAATGAAATGGAAAGAATTATTTGAAGCCTTGAAAAAGATTAAAAAAACGCATAAAATCCAATCGCTTCATATCTATAAGGGTATCAAAGAAGTTATTGAGACTGACAACACAGGATATAAAGAATGGGAATCAGATGGAACCACTTCAATTACCATTGATTTCATGAAAAAAAGAAAAAAGTGAAACGCACCAGGAAACCAATAAATAATACCCCAAAGGAAACGGATCCTGACATAATCATATTGGAAGATTTACAAGAACGATTACAAGCAGGAGCCAATAATCCTAATTTAAAAACTGCTGAATTACTGTTAACGAAAAAACAGGTTGATGTTTTATACGGGGTAGTTTCTGCTACTATTGATTATCATAAAATGACAAAAGGATGAAACTTTATAGATATGTATTAACGTATCCTCAAGAATATAAGGATGCTGGATTCAAATTAGAGGAGTATCCTGTCATAAAAGAAACTCCTCATGGATATTGGATTGGTTGGGTATGGTGGAAGAAATTTGTCTTAAAACCACCAGGACGAAAACGATTTGCCTATCTTACAAAGGAAGATGCTTTACAAAACTATATTAAAAGGACAGAGAAGTATCAACGAATACTAAAATTCCAATTAAAAAGGTGTGATCTAGGACTTATATTAGCAAAAGGCACAAAGATATGATTAACTCACTCCACATAACAAATTTTCAATCCCACAAAGACACTTCCCTTGAGTTTCATAAAGGAGTCAATATCGTAGTAGGAAAATCAGATTCTGGCAAGACTTCTATCATTAGGGCTCTTCGTTGGTTATTTAATAACAGACCCACCGGAGATGCTTTCCGATCTAACTGGGGAGGGGAAACAAAGGTAGAAATATATGCTGATAAAAAAACTAAACATTTCTACCGATCCAAAGACAAAGAAAACCACTATCACTATAATGGAACCACTTTTGCAGCCTTTGGAACCAGCGTACCTGAGGAAATCATAAAAGCTCTAAACCTCAATGAAATCAATCTTCAATCCCAGCATGATCCTTTTTTCCTTATAAGTAAAAGTCCTGGGGAGGTGGCTAGTCATTTCAATCACATAGCCCACCTGGATGAAATTGATAAAAGTACAGCTACTATCAATGGTTGGATTAGGTCATTAGAACAGTCAATCAAATATGACACTGTCCAAAAGAAAGAGCAGATTGAGAAAGCTACTGAGTATGATTATTTGGAAAAGCTGGAGATTGTATTGGAAGTCTTGGAAATGGAGCATGAGAAGATGCTGCAGAAGATCCAGGGACGTAGAAAATTTATCACCCACATAGCATCCATTAAAGAGGTAAATGAAAAGATTGAGAAAGGCTCTACCCTTTTACGGTTTGAAAAGCAAGTGGATGAGATACTAAATTTAATTATTCAATTGAAAGAAGTAGATGGAAATCAATACCAATTGAATAACAGTATGAATGAGATATGGACTTTGGAAAAGAAAATTACCGACCAATCCTCTTTATTCCAATATGAACACATGGTTACTTTCTTATTGAGTCAGCATACTGCATTAGAAGCTAAAGAGGAGGAACAGTCAAAACTGACAGAGTTAATAAACCAAATCAATACAAACATCCTCCGGATTGATAAGAGAAAAGAATTACTGGCTCAGCATGAGGAAAGGTTTCATGAGGAGATGCCAGATATTTGCCCACTTTGCCAACATAAATATAAGAAATCATGAGTAGAGGAAGCCCATTAAATGAAATAAAAGATTGGTATCTTATTGCAGCAGTATTCTTTTTCTTGATTGGATTAGGAACTTGTAGTATTTTACTTGCTAAAGGAGTTATCTGGTTATTTCAACTCATCCAAATATAATAATCATGAAAGTATTTATCAGAACAATCTCTCCAGCCTACATTGAAACAACCACTCAGGATAGCTCAACCAAAGAATTAGTAATTGATTTCTATGTAGTTGAATATGATCTTCATTTTAATAGAATGAATGTAGTAAACGGAAAAACTGTTGTCCCTCCTGAAATTGATAATATTAAAGAAATGCAGAATAATGTTTACAAACAAATTCAAAAAGGATTAAATGCAAAGGACTAAACAACATAAAGCTCCAGATGCAATTCTGACTAGTGACTGGCATTTACGGGAAAAGACTCCCGTCTGCCGGGAAGATGATTTTCAGAAAGCCCAATGGAGAAAGGTAGATTTTGTTTCTGATTTACAAAAGAAATATGACTGTCCTGTTATTTTCGCTGGAGACCTGTTTCATCATTGGAAGCCCTCCCCTTGGTTATTGACGAAAACCATTGAACACCTCCCGGCTCAGTTTAAGGTGATTTACGGCAATCATGATCTTCCTGAGCATAGTATATTACTTGAGGATAAAAGTGGTGTATTCGCTTTAAAAACAGCCTTAGCATTAGAAATACTGCCTGGGACTCACTGGCTGGGTAATCCAAAGGAGCAAATTTCCCTAACAATCAAAGGAAGATCCATTATTGTATACCATGTAATGACTTATCAAGGAAGAAAGCCCTGGCCAGGATGTACGGATCCAATGAGTGCTGGTTTGATAAGGAAATTAAAAGCTAATTTGATTTTAACTGGACACAATCATAAACCATTTACTGAAACCCACGAAGGAAGATTACTGGTCAATCCAGGAAGTCTAATGAGGCAGGAATCTGATCAAATGGATTTCAAACCACGGGTCTATTTATATTACGCTGATACCAATACCGTGGAACCCGTCTACCTTCCTATTGAGCAAGGAGTAGTCACCCGAGGGCATATTGAAGTGAAAGAGGAAAGGGATGATCGTATTAATGCTTTTATCTCTAAACTTGAAACTGACTTTGAGGCTGGCTTGGATTTCAAAGATAATTTGGAACAATTTTTCCAGACCAACCGAGTTCGTAAAATAGTAAAAGAATTAGTTTATAAATCAATGGAATCATGACAGCAGAAGAATTACTTGAATTAAAAGAAAAGATTGATGCCTCCAAAACCCAGGTGGCTGAACTTGAGGGAAGAAAGAAACACCTCTATGAGGAGCTAGAAAAGAACTGGGAATGCAAAACATTGGAACAGGCTGAAAAGAAAGTCAATACAATGCAGGAGGACATTGATGAGATGAATGAGAATATTAATACTAAAACAAACGCTTTGGAGGAGCAACTCAATGAATAGAGTACAATATTTACAAGCTCAGATTGATGATTTGAAAAAAGCCATTAAAAATAATGGTAATAGAATTGAACGTCTTGAAACGCCTCCCCAATTTGAAGTAGGAAATAAAGTCATTGTTGGATATAAAGCCTGGTGTGCTTTCGGATATTCTGAACCGGATTTTAAGAGTAAGGATGCCTATAATGGAGTCATAATTAAACGGACTTATGAAGATGGGGGATGGCATTATGAATTATGGGTTAAAAAGGATAAAGTAATTGCCACGGCATATGAAGAGACAATGAAATTGAAAAC